ATTGTCAGAGCGTTTACAAAAGTAGCTGAACTTCTAGGAGAAGATAATTTAGTCGGTGAAACGACTGAAATGGTTATGAGTTCGCAAGATGCAAAACAGCGATATAATGAAGTTGTTCAACAAGGATCTCCCTATTGGGATAAATTCCACGCTGAACATCAAAATTATATTGATGAAGCTTTGCACTTACGTTCTTATTTTACTGGATAACCGAAAGGCCCAGAACGTCAAGCTTGTGCGTCAAGCGGAGTAGCTAACCTAATTAGTAGCATTGGCCCCGAAAGGGATAACCACGCGCAGCAAACTTAAACCTAAACTGTAAAGGAGAGACTTATGTCTACTCAGATTACTACAGCTTTTGTTCAACAGTTTTCCGCGAATATCCAAATGCTATCACAGCAAATGGGTTCGTTGCTGCGAGATGCAGTAGACTCGGAAAGTGTGAACGGTGAAAAAGCTTTTTTCGACCAAGTAGGTGCAGCGGCAGCTGTTCTACGAACTTCACGCCATGCTGATACGCCTTTGGTGGAAACACCACACAGCAGACGGATGGTAACAATGGCAGACTATGAATACGCAGATTTGATCGACGATGCAGACAAAGTACGTTTGCTAGCTGATCCAACATCTACTTATTCTAGGGCAGCAGCGGCAGCTATGGGTAGAGCAATGGATGATGTAATTATCACTGCGGCTCTCGGTACGTCAACTACTGGTAAAGATGGCAGCACTTCTACAGCGCTTCCAGCTGGACAGAAAATTGCACATGGCAGCGCCGGGTTAACTATTGCAAAGCTTCTAAGTGCAAAAGAAACCTTAGATGCTAACTCTGTTGATCCATCAATCACACGGCACATAATTGTATCGCCAAAGCAAATCTCTGATCTGCTTAACAATACAACCGTAACGTCAAGTGATTTTAATACTGTTAAGGCTTTGGCTACAGGTGAGTTAAACTCATTTGTTGGTTTTAACTTTATCGTATCTAATCGTTTGAACACTGACAGCAACAGTGACCGTCAGGTTATTGCTTTTGCCAGTGACGGTATCAAGCTAGCAATTGGTAAAGAACCATCTGCTCGTATTGATGAACGTGCTGATAAATCTTACTCAACGCAAGTCTATTACTGTCAGTCTATCGGTGCTACACGCATGGAAGAAAGTAAAGTAGTAGAAATTGCGTGTAACGAATAAGGAGGTTGACTAATGGCTACTGTTTATTCAGCACAACGCACTAATTCACGAGCTACACCAGCCGTGATGAACAAAGCAAACGAAATGAGCGGCAGAATTAGAGTTGCTCATGGTACTTATGAGGCATCTTCTTTAGCGTCTGGTGACGTTATTGAGATGTTTATCATGCCTGATGGCGCAAGATTGTTAGAAGGATCGCTTGCACATGATGCAATGGGTTCGGGAACAACCTTGTCTGTTGGCTATGCTGCACATACTAACGCAGCTGGTACAGCGGTAAGCGCAGCAGCGGCGGCTTATAAAGCGGCTGCGGCTTCTACATCAGCGCAAAAGGTAGACGTAATCGCTACACTAGCTCTAGGCTCCGGCACAGAGTTAGATGCTAACGAAGACGGTGTACCTGTAACGGTTACAATGGGCGGTGGCGCTGGCACTGGTACTGTTGAACTAACTGTTAAGTACGTTCTAGACTAATAGAGTGGGGCGCGTTTGCGCCCCCTCTTTTTTATTGGAGATAGAGAATGACAAGTACCGTTGATATTGCTAACTATGCGCTTAACAGTTTGGGTGCATCTAATATTACTGCGCTAGATGAAAACAGCAAACCAGCGCGCATTGTAAACCAGCGATACGAAGCGGTAAGAGATAGTGTGTTTAGATCGCATCCTTGGAATTGTTTAATTCGTAGGGCAGAGCTAGCACAAGAGAGTACAGCGCCTACATATGGTTATGGTAAACAATATGCGCTGCCTACAGATCCTTATTGCTTGCGTGTTTTAGAGTTTAGTAATGGTACGCTAACGTTTCCTTATGATAACATGAGAAGCAATAGCGATACTCCGGCGTTTATTATTGAGGGTCGTAAGCTGTTAACAGACGAAGGTACTGCAAAAATCAAGTATGTTGCCCGGATTACGGACCCACAACAGTACGATGCCGGGATAATTGAAACATTAGCGGCTAGATTAGCGTATGAAATATCGTATGCAATTACAGGATCTACTACTGTAAGACAGTTATGTGCAGCTGATTACGATAGAAAACTAAAAGAAAGTACGTTTCAAGACGCAACTGAGGGTGCGCCAGAACGTATCGAAGCTAATGACTTCATTGAGGCAAGAATGTAATGGCGAGATCCGCACCTTCATTAAGTACATTTACAGCTGGTGAAATATCGCCACGCCTAGAAGGGCGTATTACGCTAGAAAAGTACAAGGCTGGTTTGTCAGATCTAACTAATATGGTAGTGCAACCTCATGGTGGTGTAACACGTAGGCCGGGTACGCAGTATCTTGGCACTGTAAAAGATAGCAGTGTCAAAACTAGACTAATACCATTTCAGTTTAAAACAACAGACACATACATACTTGTGTTTGGCGATCAGATAATGCGTGTGTACCGCAACGGTTCTCAGGTTTTAAAAGGATCTGCACAAAACATTACAGCTGTTACAAAAGCTAATCCCGGCGTAGTAACAATATCTTCTCATGGCTACAGCAACGGCGATGAAATATTTTTAGATAATGTCGGCGGTATGACAGAACTAAATGGTCGTAATTATAAAGTGGCTAACGTTACAACAAACACATTCACATTGCAGAATTTGTTTGGAACCAACATTAACACAACAAATTTTACGACTTATACATCCGGCGGTGCAGTAGATGAAATATTTGAAGTAGCAACGCCATACGCAGCGGCTGATATATTTAATTTACGTTTTGCTCAAAGTGCTGATGTTATGTATTTTGTGCATCCAAGTTACGCAATTCGTACTTTGTCACGTACAAACCACAATGCTTGGACATTTGCCACGCCTACAATAAACGAAAACTCCACTCCTTCTTTGGTAGGGAGCGATAATTATCCAAGTGTTGTAACATTCTTTGAGCAACGGTTAGTGTTTGCTGCATCTAATAACCAGCCACAAACAATATGGTTTAGCAAAAGCGCTGATTATCTCAATTTCCATACAGGAACAAATGCAGATGATGCTTTAATTTACACTATTGCATCTAACCAAGTAAATAATATTAGGTATTTATCAGCTACGCGAGTGCTAACGATAGGTACTTCCGGCGGTGAGTACGTGCTTACAACTACAAATGACGGCCCTATTACGCCCACTACAACGCAAATTCGTAAGTATTCTAACTATGGATCGGCTAATACAGAGCCTGTACAGGTCGCAGATGTTACGTTGTTTCTGCAACGCGGCAACAGGAAGGTGCGTGAGTTTAAGTATATTGGTGAGGTAAACACTGCCGGGTATCAAGCGCCGGATCTTACAGTGTTAGCAGAGCATATTACTGAAGGTGGCTTAGAAAGTTTTGCGTATCAACAAGAACCAGAGAATATTGTATGGGCTATTCGTTCAGATGGTGCGTTGGTAGGTTTAACGTATCGGCGTGAAGAGCAAGTTGTTGCTTGGCATAAACACGTAATCGGCGGTAGTTTTTCTGGTGGGCAAGCTGTAGTAGAAAGCATTGCAACCTTGCCTACAGATACAGGTAATGACGAGTTATACATGATTGTCAAACGCACTATCAATAGTGTTACCCGGCGATATGTAGAACGCATGAAGGATTTTGATTTTGGCAGCACAACAACAGCAGCATTTTTTGTAGATAGTGGGCTATCTTATTCGGGTGGTGCAGTAAGTAGTTTTAGTACGCTGTACCATTTAGAAGGTGAAACTGTTTCTGTACTTGCTAACGGTGCAAGTCATGCAAATAAGACTGTATCAAGCGCATCTATAGCACTTGATTTCTCAGCAACTAGCGCAGCTATTGGATATGGATACACTTCTAATATGCAAACTCTACGGATCGAAAGCGGATCTTCTGATGGCACAAGTCAAGGCAAGCCAAAAAGAATACACGGTATTACAGTAAGATTGTTTGAAACGGTGGGTGTAGAAGTAGGTAATGATAGTTCCGAAATGGATCGTATATTTTTCCGTGATAGCTCAATGGATATGGATGCTGCTGTACCTTTATTCTCAGGTGATAAAGATGTGGAGTTTCCCGGTGGCTTTGACGATGATGATAGGATATACTTACAACAGACGCAGCCATTACCCTTAACGGTATTAGCGCTGTACCCAAGGATGAATACTTTTGATAAATGATAGCAAGACCACTTAGTAAAGTTCACGTTTTAGATGTAGCGGATCGCGTTCCGTTGCAAAACAACTCGCAGTTAGGTTTAGTTCTTTCTGCAATGCCTGTTTATTTACAACCGGGTAGAGGCTTGGCACTTATAGACAAAGGCAAGGTTTACGCAGTTACAGGTCTAGCGCCTTTATGGGAAGGCGTAGCAGAAGCATGGTTTTTGCCTACGCGAGAAATGAACGGCAAGCGGATACAGACAGTACGTTTAGTTAAACGTGAGCTGGATGCCGCTATAACAAGACTGAAACTGACAAGAGTACAAGCTGTTGTCAGGTCAGATTTTACAAATGCACATAAGCTTGCAAAGTTTTTAGGCTTTACTAGCGAAGGTGTAATGCACAAGTATGGGCCAGATGGTTTAGATTACGAAAGGTACGCAAAATGGATGCACTGCCATTTTTAATGATGGGTTCGTCAGTTCTTGGCGGCATAGCAGACAAGAAAGCTGCAAATAAAGCAGCGGCAGCGACTGCAAGAGTTGGTGAGTTTAACGCAAAAATCATTGAGCGTGATGTTAATCTACTAGAAAATCAACGCACTATTATTAATAATAATGTGCTTATTTCTAACAAACGTAAGCGTATGGCGTTTCGCAAAACGCAAGGTGAGGCTGTAGCCGGGTTTGCTTATGCTGGTGTTGATATTGCTGTAGGTACACCAATGCAAGTTTTACGTGAGGGTGGGCGAGAAAGCGATTATGAAATTGCTGTAGACAAGTTTAATAACTACGTTACCAATATGCAGATAAACGATGCTCAAGAAGATACAAGACTAACAGCGCAGTTATCGCGTATGGAAGCTGGTGCATCAGCTGCTGCATTAAGATCGCAAGGTACAGCAAGCTTGATAGCTGGATTTGGTTCTGCTGCGCGTATTGGCTACAATACTGATGCTTTTAAAATTGCTTAATAAAAGGTAAATATTAATGCGTATACCTATCTATCGTGCTGGTAGCACACCCACAAGCGAAGCGCCGGGCCGTAGTTTTAGAGCAAGAGCAAGTGCTGCACCGTTTATTAGAGAGGCAGAAGCTAAAGCTGGTGTGTTTAAAGCTGCCACCAGCCAGCTTGGTGAGTTTGCCGCTACGCGATACAAAGCTGCTAGGGAAGCACAGATAAATCAAAAGTTACTCGCTGGTGAAGAAACGCTGCGAGAGGACGCGCGCAGACTATCAAGAGTTGAGCCGGGAGAACTTTCTTCAGTTTTCAATGAGGGTGGTAAAGAAGAAGAAGGTCAGTGGGCGCTAGCTAGTAAAACAGCTAGAGAAGATTTGCTCGACGGTGTAAGGGATAGAGAAAGTCAACGTATATTAACTGATCGTTTTAATCAGATGGAGCTAACCTATAGGTATAGCTTACGCGGTACGATAGATACAAAGCTTGATGCAGCTACGCAGAAAACAAGAGCCGATGCAGCGGTGCAGTTTTCCCAAAACATTGCAAACGCTAAAGAACTAAACGAAGCAAAACTCCACGCAAATAACTTTGGCATTAACTCTGTTAGGCTTGCACAGCTAGGTTTAGGCAATCCCGGTGCATTAAAGCAGCAAGAGTACAATGCTTTGTACAATGGTATTCTTGGCAACATACGTGCAGCGCTCAACAGCAGCGGCACACCTGTACAAGATCTAGAGGAGTTACGACTTACTCTAAATGAGTTACAGCAATTGCAAAGTAGGCCAGATGAAGAAAGAGCAGACGGTAGAGAAAGTGTGCTAGCGAATAGTCAAGCCGGGCGTTTGCAGATTGGTTTGCTTGAGATGTTGCCGATGAATGATGCGGCGAAACTATTGCAAAGTCTTGGCGCTGGTGCAGCGTTTTTTGATGCTCCATCAGCTGAACAAAAGAAACTTGAAAGGGTAAATATACAGGCTGGCAAAGAAGCTATGTCCACAGTAACTGATTACACTTCTTCAATACAAAAAGGTTTGTCGTTACCTGATGGCGCAATAGATCAGTTACAAGCTTTAGCACAACAGACTATGCCGTTTTTAGAAGAAGCAGATCAAGCGCAACTTACACAAGGTCTTGCTGATTTAAGTTTTTTAAACAATCTTTCCCAAGCTGTAAAAGGTGTAAGTAACGCTAAAGGGATAGATGATTTAATAAAAAGCTTAGAAAGGCCAGATCTTACAGAAGGTCAGGCAAGTCTAGGTCTAGAGTTTTTGCGCGGTTTCAAAGCAAACATGGAGAAACAACTAAAGTCTGATCCTATAGGTTATGCGTCTACGGTAGGGTCTGTAGATATAACTCCAATAGATTTATCTCCACAAGCAATACAAAGTTCTAACTTTACAGGTGGTATTGATAACACCGGGATTTCCAAAAGAATAAACGATGCGATTGCGATACACGGTCATTACGAAATTGATGGTCCTATAAAATTTCTTACGCCAACAGAAGTAGCTGAATATGCTCCAAGTTTAAACAAAGGTACGGCTTTAGAAAAAATGCGAGCTATTACTACTGTGAACCAAATTTTTGGCAGACACGCCGGGTCTGTGCTTGAGCAACTATCTGGGCAAGCGCCTGTCACAATGCACGTTGCTGGCCTTATGCAAGATGGTCTTATGCCACAAGCTGAAGTAATATTTAAAGGTATAGAAGAAATAAACGCAAACGGTGTGCCGATAGAGGGCGGTGATATGCGTGAAGCAGAAAGCGCAATGTTTGGCATTATAGGCGCAGCGTATGAATTTTTGCCCGGTGAACTTAATGCAAATTTAAAAAAGAATATTAAAGATACTGCACTAGCATATTACGCGGAAGTCATTTCTCGTAAGGTTGATAAAGCTTATGACGAAGGTCTGTGGCAAGAAGCTGTTAAAATTGCATCAGGTTTTAATCCGCAAACTGGTGGCGGCGGTGTGCAAGAAGTCAAGGGAGTTCGCACAA